TTTCCCAGTTAATCTTTAATGAGGCTGGACAAACAATTAAAATTTTCTTTGCCCCACTTTCTAAAGAGCCAATAACTGCAGCCGTTGTTTTACCCAGACCCATGTCATCGGCAAGAATGAATTTATCGTTTGCTAAAAGTTTTTCGATCGCGGTTTTTTGATGTTCCATTGGTGGTCTAACATCATAAGGTGAATAATCAATTTCTCTGTCTAATTTCTTCTCCTCCTGAACTATCGCCATTTTAGGGACCCAAAAAGAATGCATCTGATCAGTTTCTAAAACTTTACCCCATATATGATATGCCTTATCTGATTCACATAATAATTTTTCCACCCAAATATCTTCAGGTGGTTTTGGTAATAACCTATCAAGCATTATTTTATCTGCAAAGGATGAAAATAATTTAACTTTTTTTCTAGCTACTTTTGGAATTGTCTTTTCATTCTTGATAATATAATCAGCTTGAGTCCTACTCAAAGAAAAATGTTTACTTTCTAAAAGCCTTTTTTTAAGTTCCAATAGGTGATTGTTCGAACCAGCATATGCCAGTAATATTTCTCTACCCACTATTTCCGGTATTTTAGTTTCCATACATTATAAAATATAACTAATTACAAACACTTTCTAAACTATTTATAGATATTATGGAGAATAAATTACCGATAACAAGAATGAGTAAATTCTTTTCTGAAGAGGATTTCAGCCTACAAATACAAATAGGTCAGGAGTATTTGCACGGTGATTTAAACATGAAGTTGGTTCTTTATAGGGTTGATAGACAAAAAACTGATAAAGACGATGTATATGGTGAAGTTGGTAAGGATGAGATCAAATATTTTCCGCCAATTGAATTTAATGCATTAGTTAAGGTAGAAGAAGCAAAAAATAGTTCATATAAAGGCGGTATGCTTAGGTATTTGGAGCCGGGTAATTTACTTTTATCCGTTTATATTAAACATTTAGAAGAATTAGGTATAGATATAAGATACGGGGATTATATTGGATATCCAGAATCTGAAGAAAAAATTAGATTTTATACCGTTACAAATGACGGTAGAGTAACTTCAGATAATAAACATCATCTATTTGGTTTTAAACCATACTATAGAACGATTACTTGTGCAATTGCACAGGAACAAGAATTTAGAGGAGTATAACATGGGAATACCTAAAAGAAAAACAGATATTCAAATTTACAAGGGTAAACAGCTTACCGAAAGAAGACAAGAATTATTGGAAAAAATAACCAAATCTGATTCTTATCTTCCTGATTCTGTTTTACACGACGATTTAGATTCTGGGATGTTGGATTTTATTAAGAAAAACTTTGTTGTCATATCTGATGGCGAACAAATACCGGTTATACCTAAAATATTAACAATCCAAAGGTGGGCTCAAATTATGAATACCTGGGAATTTTCAGATGATGACGGTAATTTAAAGGTACCATTTGTTGGTGTTATTAGAAGACCGGACGTTCAACCGGGAACAAACCCATCAGTTACCAGAACAATACCAGATAGACTTCAGTTTCACTATGCTTCGGTAGCAACTTGGAACGGAACACAAATGGGCGCAGACGTTTATAAGATTCCACAGCCTGTTGCGGTAGATATTACCTTTGAGGTGACAATTGTGTGTACAAAACTTAGAGAATTAAATAGGTTTAACAAAATAGTTTTACAAAAATTTGCATCAAGACAGGCGTATACTATAGTAAAAGGTCATTATATACCAATTATAATGGATAAGGTTGAAGATAATTCGCCTATTGATCAAATAGACGGACGTAGATTTTATATGCAAACGTATCAATTTACCATGCTCGGTTTCTTGATTGACCAAGATGAATTTGAGGTTAAACCAGCCGTTAGTAGATTTTTCTTGATGAATGAGTTTGCTAAAAATACGAATTTTCAAAAGAAATACATTAATAAAAGAATTGATATTACAATCGCCACATTTAAAGCAGATGGGTTACAAACAGCATTTAGTGTTGGTGAAAGTATTAGTATGTTATTTAATGTTGCTATAAATGGTCTTTTACAAGAAAGAGATGTAGACTTTTTTCATATTGCTGGTACATCAAAAATTACCTTTGCAAGCCCACCTCTTGAGGGTAGTACTATCACAATAACATACTTTAAAGGTAGAAATAGTGTGTTTATTGATAGCTACGGTAAGACGTTGCAGGTGTCTACTGAATATTTCACATATAACGGATCAACATTAATATTTACTCTTTTAAATTCAATAGACAGTATTGTCAGTTTAGATATTAATGGTCTTATTGAAGAAGAAGGTCAGGGTTTTGATGTTGAGTCGTCTAATCAGGTTAAACTGAATTTTTCACCAATATCAGGATCTAAAGTTGGTGTAACATACGTTTACTAATCTTCATCATAAAGATCCGTTTTTTTGGGTTTACAGGTGTCTTCTATTAATTTTTCTAAAATTTTATATATTTTTAATCCCTTCTTATCACAATATGATTTTAACATTTCGTGGTATTTTTCACTGATTTTTACGTTTTTACTTTTGTTTTTCATGTATAAAGATAAATAATGATAAAAAAGGATAAATTACTATCTAAATACAAAAAAATTGAGAAATCTTTGCTTAAAACAAAGATATTTATTTGGAAAGAATAAAATTATTTAACCAAACATTTATCAATGGCAGCAAATTCAAACAGAGTATTCGTGTCTCCAGGTGTGTACACATCAGAGAAGGATCTAACATTCGTAGCGCAAAGCGTTGGAGTTACAACATTGGGTCTAGTAGGTGAGACTATAAAAGGTCCCGCGTTCGAACCAATATTGATTTCTAATTTCGACGAATTTAAAACATATTTTGGCACAACCAGTCCAGTAAAATACGGAGATGGTAACCCTAAATATGAACTTCCGTATGTCGCTAAATCATATTTACAAGAATCAAATCAATTATTTGTAACTAGAGTTTTAGGATTAACTGGTTACAAACCAGGTAAAACTTATGGTATCAAGACATTGGGTAGCGTAACTGTAGATTTAACAAGTACACCAACAACAAGTGGTAGTACATTAACACCCACTTCTTTATCAACAATAACAGGCTCAACATTCTATGCTGAACTTTCAGGTAAAACATCAACAGAAGGAACATCAATTACCGATTATTTGGTTGCTGGTTCAAATTCTAATGGAGCTTATGCTCTTAATGAATGGTTTACAATCGGTACGGTACCGGCATCTGCAACAAGTGGATTAACTGGAACTCAATTATTATCACCTATTGGAAACGCTAATAAGAACTGGTATAACAATTACTTTGTAAAAAGTGGTTCTACCGATTCAACAATTCATGGTGTTTATTCTTACTTATTTGTTTTAACAGGTGCTACATCATTTAGTGTGACAAGATACAAATATTCAGCAGCATTAAATGCTGATTATGCTGGAAGAACAGTATGTTTATTAAGATCAAGAGGTTCATACGTATCAAATGCACTTGTACATAGAGTAACCGGCTCAACAGCGGTTCAAATTACTGGTACAACAATAGATACAAATCCATTATCAGAATTTAACTTAAATGTTACCGATATCGCATCGGTTGCACATAGTTTTGACTGTTCATTTGATACATCTTCTTCAAAATACATAACTAAGATTCTTGGTACTGATGTATTTGATAAAGAAAAAAATGAATATCCACTTTATGTACATGAAGTATATCCAAACTTAATAAATAATTTATTTGAACAAGGTCTTATTAGAGGTTTAAGTACAGATGAACAAGTTTTAACGGAAGCTGATAATTTTGTTAACCCATGGGATATGGCAGGGTCATCAACAGTAGTTTCTGAAGTTAGAGGCGGGAAGGTTTTTGATTTATTCAGTTTCTTAACTGTATCAGATGGTGATAATTCTAACTATGAAGTTAAAATAACCATTGCAAATATTGATCTTGACACTGCAGAATTTGATGTTCTTGTTCGTGATTTTAACGATACCGATGCTAACCAACTAGTTTTAGAAAAATACACTAGATGTACAATGAATCCAGATTTACCAGGTTTTATCGGTAGAAAAATTGGTACATCAGATGGTGAATATGAATTAAGATCTAAATATATTATGCTTGTTTTAGCTAGTGAATACCCAACTGATGCAATACCAGCTGGTTTCAAGGGAGTAACAACAAGATCTGAAATAGGTGAAATTCTTTATAAAACAAAATATTATGACGCAGGTGATGTATTATATTATGACGCTAGCGGAAATGCAAACACAACAAATGGTGATAAAGTTAAAAAAGTAACTTTAGGATTTTCAACAGACAATCATTTTGAATATGATAGAGACATGTTAAAGTTTAAGGGTAACGTAGCAGCCGGATCAACATTTGGTTTCCACTTATCAACAAATGCGTCATCAATCACTGGAACAACTGGTAGTAAATTATTTAAAACAACAGCATATGACTTAGAAGGTGTATCTAAAGGTAAATTAGCTACAACGCCATACAGAAAATTCACAATACCTGTATTTGGCGGTTTTGATGGCTGGGACATTTATAGAAATACAAGAACAAATGGTGACGGATATATCTTTGGTAAATCAACATATGTAAGTGGTCATACTGGTAACGGTGGTGTATTCAGCAGTACTGTTGGAAACTCAGATTATTATGCTTACTTACAAGGTATAGAAACATATGCAAATCCTGAAGCTGTAGATATTAACATATTTGCAACTCCTGGTATTGATTGGAATAATCATAGTTCATTAGTTAATCAAGCGATTGACATTATTGAAAATGATAGAGCTGACTCATTATACATTATTAATTCACCTAACTACACAACTTCTGATGAAACAATCTCATCTTTAGATGATTTAGGAATTGATAGTAACTATTCTGCAACATACTGGCCTTGGATTCAAGTAAGAGATACAGATAACGCAACACAACTTTTCATACCACCAACAGGTGAAGTATTGAAAAATATTGCTTTAACTGATAATGTTTCTTATCCTTGGTTCGCAGTCGCTGGTTACTCAAGAGGTCTAGTTAATGCAATTAAAGCACAAAAGAAACTTACTCTTGATGAAAGAGACGATCTTTACAAAGCTAGAATTAATCCAATTGCAACATTCTCTGATACAGGTACAATTATCTGGGGTAACAAAACATTACAAGTTAGAGAATCAGCTTTAGATAGAATCAACGTAAGAAGATTGTTATTGAGAGCTAGAAAATTAATTTCTGCTGTAGCAATAAGATTATTGTTTGAACAAAATGATGAACAAGTTAGACAAGAATTCTTAAGATTGGTTAACCCAATTCTTGAGTCAATTAAGAAAGAAAGAGGTTTATATGATTTCCGTGTAAGTGTTTCAAATGATCCAGAGGATATTGATGCAAATACATTAAGAGGTAAAATATACATCAAACCAACAAGATCATTGGAATTCATCGATGTTGAATTCGTAATTACTCCAACGGGTGCTTCTTTTGAAAATATCTAATATTAGAATAAAAATAAGAATGGGGACGGCTAAAAACCTCCCCATTTTTGTTTATTATATTGAATATCAGTAAATTAGTTAATTAGAATAAAAGAATATAAGTAAATCAGAATATTAGAAATATTAGTACATTAGAATATTAGAATTATTAGTATATTAGTATTTTAGTAAGTTAGTAGCAAAAAGCTAAGGAAAAAAAACGAGAAAAACAACTATTTTGCAAAATAAATTTTATTTCACATATTGATATATTTATAGGAAAGAAATAAACACAAAAATATAATTAAAAAACAATGGCAGATTTATTAATGAAAATGCCGGTTCCATATGAACCGAAACGTAAAAATAGATTTATCCTAAGATTTCCATCATCTTTAGGTATAAACGAATGGTATGTAACATCCACCGCTCGTCCTAGTGCTAAAATTAACGCAACAGAAATTCCATTTTTGAATACTTCAACATACGTAGCAGGTAGATTTACATGGGACCCAATTAAAGTTACTTTTAAAGACCCAATTGGTCCTTCAGCATCTCAGGCTCTTATGGAGTGGTTCCGTTTACATGCAGAATCAGTTACAGGTAGAATGGGCTACGCCGCAGGATACAAGAAAAATGTGGAGTTAGAAATGTTAGATCCAACAGGGGTAGTAGTTGAAAAATGGATTCTTGAAGGTTGTTTCTTAACTAGCTTAAACTTTGGTGATTTGAACTATTCTCAAGATGAATTAGCAACAATTGATGCTGAATTGAGAATGGATAGATGTATCCAAGTATATTAATATTACTTTTAAAATAGATTTATTTAAATCCATCAGCCTTTTTGGTTGGTGGATTTTTCGTTCCATGTGGAACCTTTTGTTTTATCAGTTGATTTTCCAATAAATTATACTTATATTAATACAAACTAATTTAATTTATTATGGATAATATTAACCCAATGGTATCATATGATGTGGTATCTCTCCCATCTCAAGGAGTTCATTATGAG